TAAGCTTTTGCTTGCTCTTTTATGTATGGATCTTCGCTTTCGCTAGTGCTAACTATTTTTTCTGTAAGTCTCTCTGCCCAAAACTCTGGAGGATGTCCACCATAATTACTTGTTTTAGCCTCTATAAGACCTAATCCAGGCATACCTGCTGGCGTTATTTGATCTACCATTTCTTTGGCTCTGGTGGTTTTAAATGTGAGTCATTTCGATCTATTAGTGTTGGCTGTTGTTTATGTTCAACAATATCTAAATTACTAATTCTTTCTAGCTTGATACCATCTTCTCCTACTAAAATTATGTAAGGGTTTTTTAACCTATGGTATCCATATAGCTTTTGTTCTGCTGGCACGTCTGTATCTAATAAACCAGAACTATGTGCAACTTCTACTTGCATACCTGCTGATATGCATTTACTTAACCAAAATTCAACACACGCTCTACCTGCTTCTGCAAAATGTAAATTACCTTTGTATGAAAAATCTATACCAAACATTTTAAGATTAGCAACCTCGTTCCAATATGCAAAGGCAACTGCGTATGCAACTGTATTATTTAGATAGTGACAATTTGAATATTGCACAACTTCTTCTAAAGGATATTCTACAAGACCTGGGCAACGATCATCTAATTCACATGTGTATATGGGGCCCTCATGTTCTTGCAACATATCGGCCATACTCTGCGTTTGACCACCTGCATCATCTGTATCCAAAAATCTAGAAGCTGGATCCATCATAAATACCCTATCATGATAAATGACCGAAGCTACGCCATTTATAGCCCATACTTCATCAAAATGTACCCCGTGTGATTTGGCTAAATTATAATCAAACCAACTTTTACCCATACCAACTATAGCTACGGATTTGCCTTTTAGTTTATTTAATAATTCTGTGTTCTGATTATCCATTTTGAAACTTGCCTTCAGAATAATATTTATCGCATTTTTTATCATATTCAGTTTCCCAAATATTCATTTGCTCTAATAATTCTTCAGAACAGGGATCAATATTTTGTTTAATACACTCTTCTAAATAATCTTTTAATAAATTCCATGCATATAATCTAGCTTCACTTACATGATCTTGACTATTAGGCATATTTTTACCTTCAAAAATAGTATTAGACATTTTCTCTCCTATGTTACGAAACTTGCGATCTAAGAGAGTCATAACGATATTCGTCTCTTCTGCCGCGAGCTTCTGCAAGGTTTTTAAGCCTTGTTATTTCATTTGCAAAACGTTGTTCGTATTGCTGTGTTAAATCATTTTCACCTTTCATAAATATGTATGCTTCAGCTAAACTACCGTAAAGTAAAGCATTTCTTGCATTATTTGAAAGCCAAGTGCCTGTGGTATCTGTTACTAAAGAGTTTGGCTTAAATAAATAATGTAATTCAACGTTATAGTCTGCATCTGGAACGGGGCTTACAATTAGTGTAGAACCGTTGTCCGAAGATGTAGATAAATCTTTGTCAAAATCTGCATAATATAAGGGTCTGCCTCTAGCAGTTGAATCTGTTGGGTCTACTGAGAATTCTCGCATAAAAGTAACGTGTTTTTTATCCAAATAGTGATAATCTCCGTTGCCATCTATAATTGCTAATGAAAAACTCAATTGATAATCGGTAGGTGCAGTTAAGTATGTATTACCAGTGGTTAAAGTTCCTGTCACATTTTTTCTAAAATAATCAAATTGTATCAATTCGAATATTCTTTCTTCTGCATTTTTTATAAAATCATCTAAGGTATTTACAAAAGTAGTTTCTGTATTTTCAGTATAATCTTGAATTAATGTTTTTAACTCTGATAATGTTATAGGACTACTCATATTAAGTATTTATTTGGCCACCCATACCTGCGTGATTAGTACAGTAATAATAAAGCGTAGGAGCCCCACTTGCAACTTCTATCTGAGTGTAAGCACCTGCATTACCGGGAGTTCCGACAACCGTAACTCCAGTTGTGTATTCAACTCCACCTGAATGAGTCCCTCCAGACGTTGTCGAAAATCTTAATGGGTGATTATTATTTGTACTATCTGACTGGTCAAATTTGTATGTTTGTCCTTCAGTAAAAGATAAAGTTGGTGCTCTTACTCCATCCACATAATAGTAATTAGATCCATAATAAGCAGCAACAGTTATCGTATAAGTTGTAACAGATGGACTTGGAGTAGGACTTGGAGTGGGACTTGGGCTTGGTGTTACTGAGCCATCAGTGCTAACAGTTATGCTACCTAACTCTCCATCTAATCTAGATAATAAAAAATTAGACCCTATGATATCTTTGTCCATATAATGTTGTTTTGTAATATCGTTGTATATTACGACAACAAAACCCTCGCCAACTTCTTTATCATTGTTTGGCCTGGGTTCGTATAAAGCCTCTGGATCAATTACATGTGGTAATGGTTCTAATTGTGGGTGTTTTGGTTCGTAACAACTAGGACAAGTTTTTAACCCATTCCATTCTTCTCTAAGTTTTAGTAACTTATATTCAAATCCACATCTATCACAAATAGCTTTTGCATATTTTGCTGAAGCATATGCCATATTAGTATCCGTGTCTTAAATAAGGCGCAATCCTAAAAGAAGCTCTATCTTCATCTTGAGACAATGCTCTTTCAAATTCATCTTCATACATCTGTTTTAACATAACAGATCTATCAGGAGCCCTTTTTATAGATATGTAATATGCAAGACCTGCTGCAAAACATGGATAAAATCTGAATGGCATGTCCATAGTATTTTTAGCTTTATCAGCATCGAACATTCTTACTATTTTATTAAACACTAATATATCTGTGCTGTTCTCAGGAGATGGCCATATTTTTAATACAGGAGTATTTGATTTATCAAGAAAAAATTGAGATGGCCTAGATTTTGTTGATTTAGTTGGAATGTTTAAATATTCACTTCTACTAATTCTAGACATTTGTAAATCTAGGTCTGTTCCATTGGTGTTTCTTCTTATTGAACAATCTAGTATGTCTATAATATTAGCGTTCAAAGTATAATCATTTTGACCTTCAGTGACAGTTTGAGTTGCTTGTTCTATAGTCCATTGATTTAGCCCCCGGTTAGCCCATTCAGCAAGCATCAAGTTAATAGATCTTCTTGCAGTTTTTAGATCGTAACCTGTACGCAGCTCTAAGCCACATCTTTCAAATGCTTCTTCTACGAACTCAGCTACATTTGGTTCAAAATCTGTGCTTCCAGAGGTAGACATTATTTTTTCTTTTTATTTTTCTTTAATGATCTTTCAATCTGCGCAGCCTGTTTTGCGTGTAATTTAGAAGCTCCTTTAAGCTCTTTAATTAACTTTCTTTTTTGTGCTGTTGTTAAGTCTGCCATTATTCCTCCGTATCGTTGTATAAATTATCAAATACCCGATTGACATCTAACGTATAGTCTAAATCAGATTTTGAATAATGTATATGTTGAGACGGTCTAAAGTCAGGTGCTCCTTCACCAGTTTGGAACCAAGCAGGATGCGTTACTCTTACTCTGTTGTTCGGCAAAGCTACTATATTACCTGTCCATTCTCCAGCATCTAACAGCTCTAAAACATGGCTACTTTTATGTTGCGCAGGATCATCTGCTATCTCACTCTCTGCATAGTCAACAGTAAAATAATATTTAGCCGGGAACATCTGTCCATCTATCTTTGCAAGCCAAGGGCATGGCGTTGCCCTATCTATAACATAAACTGAATTGTGATGAGAAGAACAATCCCAAGGCTGTGCATCATGCACTTCCATGGGTTTTGGCCATTCCTCAAATGGAGTATCACCAACTAATGCAGTGATTGGCATTCTAGCCCACATAGCTCCACCATGCACTGTATCTTCTGGTTCGCCATCAGCTTCTACGCCTGTAAATATAATATGAAAACTAAGACATCTGCATGGCATCGTTGTAACACCAACTGCCATAGCATGTAAAAACTCGCCATGATATTTATCATGGTTATATGTGTACTCTCTCCTTACCCAACACTTGAAGTGGGGTATGTTACTGTATAAATAAGGCACTTTTACCTACTTACTTTTCCGCCTTTAGAATATCCTTTAGTCATGCCACCTTTCTTGTAGCCTTTAGTCATTCCGCCTTTCTTGTAGCCTTTGGTCATGCCACCTTTTTTATAACCCTTAGTCATGCCACCTTTTTTATAGCCTTTGGTCATACCGCCTCTTGCCATTCCTTTAGGTTTCATTCCACCTTTTTTGCCACCTTTAGAGTAGCCTTTAGTTTTTTTAAACATAATTTATCCTCTGTTTAACTAACATTTCCACCTACGTCTAGCTTGTCTTATTCTAGAATTAGGATTGTTTCTTGTTTTTGCTGAACTTTTTTTGAGTTGGCCAAGGGATCTAGCACAAAAAGATTTACGTCTTTTAGCGGCCTTGCTCCCTTTTTTAACTTTACCAGTTACAGCAGTTTTTAATTTAGAGCCTGGATTTAATTTTCGGTACGCTTTGACCCCGGCTTTTGTCATGCCAGCACCTTTTTTGGTAGGTCTAAAATTCCTCTTATTGCGTGGAGGCATTTTAGTTCTTTTGCGTACCATAAAATTAATCGTACTTTTTAATTAGCACCAAGATAATGTTATAAGTATCTCCACTCGAATGACCAACTGTGGTGAAATCTATATCACCAGTTACGCCACTACCTGCGTTATTTGGTATGGCAGTAAAATAGTCATAATACTCATCACCTGTACTATCAGAGGGCAAGCCTGCGAATAATACATTGGTTGTAGCATCAAATTCCATGTTTACACCCATGCCTCTTGTCATCCAGTAAATACGAGCTACAGATACTTTAGTACAAGCTTCACCTTTGCTATTTGCAGATAATGCAGATACATCAACTTTTTTAACAGCACTTTCTCCAGTGCCATCAGAAACATTGGTGAATTTTAAAACAGCTTGTCTTTCATCATCCTGTATTGTTTGGGATGTTACTGTATCAGCCATATTTAACTCCTACTATTAAGCGTCAGCAAATGGAGTTACTAAAGTTCCAGAGCCAAGTGTTATACCTTCAACAGCGTACTTAGCAGATCCCATTGCAGTGCACTTAATTATAGAACCTGCAAGGCCACCTTTAGTTGAGCCATTAAGAGTTATAACATCGTTAGACGCACCAGATATAAAAGTTTTACCAGTTGCATTATTAACGCCAGTATAAATACCACCTACAAATTTATCTGTACCATCAGTTTTGATATCAAGATCAGTTGCTGCTGTCTCAATAACGAAAATAAAAGTAGCTCCTAAATTATTTAATGAATTAGGATCTGTGGGATCGCTAGGTGCAGTTGTAACAATTGAAGGTAAAGTAAATTTACCATCTGCGTCATTACAAGTAAGTACCTTACCTGAGTGTGCATCTACAGTTAAAGTTGTATCAGCAGTTAAGCTAACAACAGCAGTATTACCTGCTGATATGAATCCGGATATAGATCTAACCGGACCTGAAAAGGTTGATTTAGCCATAATTTCTCCTAACTAAATTAGCCACATCATCTTTGGAGTAAGTCTGCCGAGCCAGTTGATGCGACTTGTTAATCTCGGTTTAATTAATTGTATGTTAAATATTTGCAAAAAGAAAGGGAGCCGAAGCTCCCTTACTAAAGTGTTGAAAACACTTAATCCAAAATAGGATTACGCACCTTGTGATGCAAAGACAGCTCTTGGGTTTGAGAAACCAAAAGAATATCTCTCTCTAGCTTTGAATCTGACATTACCAGTATCAAAGTCGCCTTCCATAGAAGTTGAAAGAGGTGATCTCTCAAAATGTTTAAAGCCATCTGGGCAATCAGTTAACAAGAAGAACGCATCAGTATCAGTTAAGAAATGGTTAACTGAATAACCTTGTGGGAGCATTCCCATATTTCTTAATGAATTGATGTCGTTATCAGAAGTGCTAACTCTACCAGGACTGTTAAGCAATCTATCAGCCACGAACTGAAGTTGTGGTGGAATGATTAACTTAGTTCCTTGTAAAGCAAGAATCATATTTCTGTCATCAACAAAAGTTGAAATAGAAATAAGAGCATCTTCTAACGAAGTTTCATTCAAGTCAGTAAAAGTGGTTGGTCTATTTGAGAATGTTCCTCCACCTACTAATGGGTGAGAAGTATTCACAAGTGATACTCCATCTCCACCAGTAAAGCTTGATGAGAAAGCATTATTCAATACAGACGCAGCTTTTACTTGTTTTGTGTGCGCCATAGATCTAGCTAGAGCTTTTGTGTATCTAGCTCCTAATCTATCATAAAGGTTATCTTCGATTGCTTCTTCTGTAAGAGCGAATGCTAACGCAACAGTTTCGTGTGAATACCTTGCAGTAAAGCCTTCTGAAGCGTTGTCAAAAGAGACCCCGGTTCCTTCTGGTTTTACCTGTGCGTTACCGAAACCTACTATTAAGGTTTCTTCTTCAAATGCTCTATCTGAAGATTCAGTTTCAAAAATTTCCGCGTGCTCGTTTTCGTACCTGTTGTATTCCATGCCAAATAAGGCATTTAAACCAGGCTCGAGCTCTTTAGCTAATTGTGAACGATTAATAGCCATGGTTTATACTCCAGTTACTTGAGCGTAAAAGTGCTCGTTAATTTTGACTATCAAGTTAACGTTTGCTGATTGAGAACCAGTACCTAAAGTATTATTCTCAGGATCGTTAGAAATTCCAACAATTCTAAGTTGAGCAGAAGTAGCAGCAGTGGTTCCACTGATAGTAACACCAGATTGTCCATCTGTTGTTGAACCAGAAGCATATACAATGTCAGCGTTGTTACCAACAACTGTTTGTACAACTGAACCAGTTGCAGCACTTTCTACTTCAAATAATGCATTAGGATCGTCAACTACGAAAGCCACCGCGTCTGATGTAACTGTACCATTAGGCCAATGAGCAGAAAAAATAATCTCCCCACTAGAATTGGTAAACTTACATCCCCTAAAGACTCCCAACAGTTGATCGCCAGCACCAGCCACTAAAATAGTACCTGCACTAGTCATTTTAACTGGGTCGCCTGAAAATATGTTTCCGCTTGCACCAGAGGCAATTTTGTATTCTGTAACTCCTTCAGAGTTTACATTACTACCTAATTTGCCTAAAGGTCTCAAACCGAAAGCAGCATTTTGGTTTGCCATAGTTATGTCCTTTAAATAAGGTTAGTTAAAAGAAGAAACAAATTATCCTTTGCTTCCTCCGCCAAATGTTACCTTTGATTTCAATTCTCTAGAAATTGGCATCGCAGGATTTTCTTCACGCATTAGGTCATTCTCTACTGCACTCATTTGGTTTTGTGTTTGTT